GTCCAGGGGGACCCCCGATGCTCCCCGACGCCGCTCTTCTGCCTTCTGGCGGTTCGTCGATGGGACCGGGCGGTCTCCCGATGGCTCCCGGTGGCCCACCGATGCCGCCTGGAGCACCCCCGATGCCGCCTGGAGCACCACCAATGCCGCCTGGGGCACCACCAATGGGGCTGCTGCCGCCACCGCCGTCTGGACGGCCGGTCGAACTCTACGATCTGCGGAAAGGGCGCTACGGCATCACGGTCAGTATCGGACGCAGCTACAAGAGTCGGCGCGAAGAGGGGGCGGACGAGATGGGCCAGCTCTTCCAGGCCAATCCGAGCCTGTTCCCGATATTGGGCGATATTTACCTGAAATTCCGCGATTTCCCCGGCCATTTGGAAGCCGCGGAACGCGTCAAGAAGATGTTGCCGCCGCCGCTCCAGGACCAGGACGAGGGTCCCGACCCCCAGATGCTCCAGCAGCAGGTGCAGGAGTCGGGGCAAATGGTCGAGGAACTCACCAAGGCGCTGGATGAGAAAACGCAACTCCTCGCCGCCGACGCGCAGAAACTCCAGGCCCAGACCGCACAAACACAGATGGATAACCAGGCGAAGCTCGACATCGAACGGATGCGGATCGAAATCGAACGGATGCGGAACGAGACCGAGCTGACCATCACGGCCATGAAAATTAAAGCGGATGAGGCCGAGGAGCGACTCAAGTCCGATACGCGGCTCGCGGAATCCGAGCAGGCGAGTGCGACCAAGATGATGCACGACGTGACCGAGCACCAGCACCGCGAGGAGATGGCCGTCCTCGACGGGCTCCAGAAAGACGCCCAGGCGGTGCAAGCGGCTGAGTCGGACGCGCCGGCCACCGTCCTCTCCATCGACATGACGCCGACAGACGAGGTCGAGTGATGCCCCCACAACCCAGACAGCAACGTGTCCAGCTCACGACCTACGAGCGGGAATTACTCCAGGCCGTAAACGACCGCCGACTTGACCGCGATGACCCGGAAGTCCAGGCCGTGTTGCAACGCGTCAACGCGCCCCCGACAGACGAAGTGTGGTTGTCGCTTGGTGGGCCGGGTGACGGTGTGACGACTGAGCAAGTGAGTGGGCCATCACTGGAAGAGCTACGCCGACGCGATGAACAAGCGCAACGGGCACGGCGTCGTCCCCCCACTATTGGGAGTGTCGCACGCGATGCCTGGGAGGGCGCTGTTGTGCCGGCCTGGGAGGTCGCAAAGGACATAGCCACGCAAACAGTCGGGAGGAACCCCTATTCGCAGGAGATGCAGGACAGGCTGCGCGAGCAGGGGCTCCCGACCGACCCGCGCATCGAAGGTCCATGGGGGGCGCTAGAGGCCGCGACCGGGGCGCTTCCCGCGACGGCCGGGATGTTGTATGACGCAGCGACGGGCGAGGCAGATCCCACTATTCCCGACCTGGTGCATGACCCGCCGACGTGGCGGAGCACACTGGCCGAGCGCGGTGCCCCGACGTGGGGGCAGAACATCGGGACCGTGGGGGATCTCCTTGTTGGTCCCGAGGACCTGTTCGCTCCTGGGGCTTCTGCGGTTGCGGGCCTCGGGCTGGGCATTGGCCGCGGAATAGTCAAGGCAGTCACGGCGGCGGACAAGCTCATTCCGCCGTCATTGCGTGCGCTGAAAGACGTATTAGACCCAAAGGACTGGAACGCCTTCCGTCGAGGCGTGGAGCGCACGCCCGGAGCGACACGTCCCCTGTCGATATTGCTTCCCTCGGAGATAGCACCGCTCACTCGGTCAGTCGGCGGGGTGGGACGGTTCATGGACATCTACAACCAGTTGCCCGACGTGAATTATCTGGCGGCGGCTGTTCGGCGAGGTGCGCCAAAGCGCGGATGGTATGCGAACAGTCGGCAGGCGTTGACGGACATTCTTGGGGACGATGCCGATATGTTCACAGGCCTGTTGGCGTCGATGTCGCCGCAGACCAGCGTCGAGAGCAACCTGACGAACGCGCTGAATACGTTCGTCAACTGGCGTGCGGCTGGGCGACCCAGAGGGGAGCAGGAGATCACGGCCATTCTGGGGCGGAGCGTGCAGGGGGGCACCGACAAGAGTGTGCTGGAGTCGTGGACGCCCAACTCGGTGCGCGTCCTGCAAGGGGGGCAGTCAATCTCTGGCCCAAAGATCGACCAGTTCTGGCTGGCGCTGCGGGAGCGCGCCCTGAACACCAAGGCCGGAACGATGGACACTCAAGAAGCGATGGTCCTGGATGCCTGGATGGGGAACCTGATGGGGGCCGACCAGAGGCTCTGGAGCGGTAACCTGAACAAGAAGAATGTGGCAGCACGGCTCGCGGAAGGCGACCCCGGTGCTACTCCCGCCTATTTGGCTGGCGTAGCCAAGATGCGAGAGGCTGCGAAGAAGGCAGGCGTCGAAGGTGCCGAGGCGCAAGAGATGGCCTGGTCTACCGCGATGGCACTGTATGAGCAAGCTTCCGCACTGGGGATCTCCGCCAGGGAGGTCTTGCAACGGGGGTTGCTGACGGATGAGGCCGTCGCGGGGACGCCGGACTTTGCGACGCTGCTCCGAGATCCCGAGTTTGCGTCGATTCTCAGTCGAGACCCGGAGCTGTCGTCACGTATAGCGTCATTGACGCCCACGCCACGGGCGGCCACGGACGCCATCCCCATGAGCGAGGCGGACCAGCGTCATCTCCTGCGCGTGGCTGACACGTTGGACGAGCTGCGCGCCATGCGACTCACCGATACGGCGGTAGAGACGCCACGGTCGCCCGCAGGGACCCTCGCGGGAGTCCTGCCGACTGAAGCGGTCACAGACCAGCAGTGGTCGTCACTGCTGCCTTACAGTGCCACCACAGAGGGGAGGCGTGTACATCGGTCTCCTCGTATTGCCGGAACCGGGGAGAACCTCCGCGAACAACAAGCGCTATTGGACGCGGCCCTTGGAGGCGACACGGGATCGAGATTGAGAGGGAGGGGGTCGTGGGTCGATGACGCGGGCCAGTTGCAGGAGAACCCGCTCGCATCGTATGGGTTCACAGGGCCAGAGAGACGTGGGGGTGTCCTCCCGGTTGACATGGAGCGACGGTTGCGAGCCGCACGGAATATTCTCGCGGGGGGCACGGGACAATCCGCCGCCGTGCACGTTGTGATCAACCCTCGGGTTGATCGCGTACGGCATAACGCCGCCACGATTTACACGCAACGTGCCCCGACAGGGCCGGCGATATCAGCCTTCGCGGCGGATCTGCGCGCACTAAATGTGACGGGGAGTTTTGCCCCGGTCCATAGCGGCCGATCCGTCCGCGTGCTGCGATTAGATGAGGATTTTCTGCCGACGCCGCTATCAGCGTCTGAGGAGGCCTCCGTGCGGCAGCTAGCGAGACGGCATCTCGGGACCGAGAACGCGAAGGGGCAGATGTCCGCGCCACGGATGGAAACCGGGGAGAACGTGGCGAAAAGAGGCTATGAAGAAATCGCGCAGGGCGCAAAGCAGGATACTGGGGAACGCGTGGGTCGGATGGTGGGAGACAAGTCGGACTGGGCGCAGCTTCCGTCAGCCGTGCAAAACCGCATGGACACGGCGGTGAAGGCGTGGGCGACCAGACTGCTCAACATCTACGATATGCCACGCATTCTCCGCGAACGCCCCGATGAGGCCAGAATGCTTGAGATTCTCGCCTCATCAGGAGCGTCAGGGTTGGCAACGGCCCGCGAGTCTGGCGTGGTGTTGCCCGCGCTAGCGGCGCTAGGATTTCACCTTACGCCGTCTGGGTCGTCGGGGACGGTCCCGCAGGGCGAGGAGTCGTGAGTACTCAGCCCGCGTCCACGCCACCACGTCTGGCATCACAGTGACGTAATGTAGCCAATTTTTGTACCGACAGTCGTCCTTGTCCATTGTGGCAAGTGCGAGTTTTGTCGCCTTGATCTCTGCGTCGATATTCCTGTCAAGTTCGCGCTCGCAATACCGGATCTTCTCTTCCAGGCGCAGCGAGCCGTACAGCATGGACATTCCCACGCGGCGCTTGCCGGTGTAGGGGTCATGCGCGGGATCGTGTGGGGGTTTCATACAACACCTCATCGTGCGCGGGAGAACCACCCACCTGGCGTGGGTTGGTGACCGTCATAGGGCCGCGCCCCTCGGGTCGTCTGGATGAGCGGATGAGGTGCAGAAGGCGCACCCCATCAGGGGGTAGTATACCAAAAAGGACGCTGTCGCTGCACGTCCTCGCTTTCTCGGCGCATGTGTGATATTTATGCACTGTTGACAGACTGACGTTTTTACTCGGGCGCGACTGATTCCCGCGCCGACAACCGCTCCCCGGCGGGGTGAAAACGACAAGGGGATACACGACGCGGGGGCGTGTTTTTGGGCTGAATGCAGCCCTGGACGCGCCCTTTTTGTTGTGGTCCCCCTTTTTTGACGCGAGTGCTATGGCTACTGACGCAGGACAGGTCACCGAGGGCGATATCACCATCGACTCAAACCACGAGTCGGCGGATCAAATTTCCATGGCTTTTCAGGCTGATCCGTCCCCGTCTGAGGACGCCCCCGCGGTTGAGGCCGTCGAGGCGGTGCCTGCGCCACCCAAAAAGCGCACACGCCGCAATGACCCGACCGAGGCGGTCAAGTCTGCCATTGCCAAGCAGCGCGAGGCCGAGCGACGCGCCGAGGCGGCCGAGTCTCGCGTGCAGGAACTCTCGACGCCCGCCCCGTCACCAGCCCCGCCACCCACCGCGGAGCCCGAGCCGCAACCGCCGAGCTGGTCGCGGTTCAAGACGATGCCGGGGGTCCCCACAGTCGATCAGTTCCAGAGCTATGAGGACTACTCCATGGCGCTGGCCGAGTTTGTCTCGGATGCCAAGCAGACCGAGC